AGTGGCTGCGGCAAGCATATGTGTACTCATTCAAGCTCGGCAGCTGTATCGGTATCTCTATATGATTCATCATCGCCAAACTCCTTCAGGATGTCTGCGGCGTAGCGTATGCCCGCCGCAAACTCTTCCTCGTCAGTATAACCGTCCGCTTCGCGGTATAGATAATCTATCGCTTCAGCGTATTTTGTATTTCCGTCCATTTCCTGTGTAACCATGCGCGGTATCTTTCGCAATGCTTTATGTGTGCGCAGTTTTCCCGACTCCCGGGACTGCATTGCATGCATGGATACCCCTTTCCCATAGCTTTACTTTGCTCTATGATATCACGCTTTTCCTCGACGGTCGACTTATTGCCGGCATTTTTGTCCATTATCTCACCGTCCTTTAAAATTGAGCTTAACAATTTTGTATTTGCGGTCAAAAGTGTTGCTGCACCCGCGGGAGAAATATGTATAGATGCTCCCGATCTTGATCCCGAGATAATCCGCAACCTCATCGACCCTGCCCACCATAACCGGCAGCTCATACTTGTCGTTGGTAACAACGGCATAGTATTGTTTTATCCTGCTGCGCTCACTCATTTTTTACCTCGCAGTCTCTCATACGCGCCACCGTTATGCTGTTTGCACCGGAGCGGGGCACAAGCTCAAGAGAGTTGCGCCATCCGCCCTCATGCCTGTCATACCATGTGTTTATGTGAGCTACGGCATACTCACCCCCGCGGAATATAACCGTCTGTCCGCTTTTGCAGGCTTCCTTAGCTTCGTCCGTTGTCATTTTCCCGCCTCACGTTTCCGCCGCCTTTCAAGCTCCGCCTCGGCGGATTCATAGCTCATAAACACATACGGATCTTCATCTTCCTGCGGCCATATGACGGTTTCCTTGTCATGAAACGCCAGATCATACATCGCATAGTCCATCGTATATGTTATCCGCACCTCGTCGTTGTCTCTGCACCAGCGGTTGACAATTATACCCTCGACCAACCCGAGAGCGATCTCATCTCCGCGGGACGTGCGAACTATAACATATATCGCGTCCCCAACCCTGCAGGGCGGCCATATGCACAGTGCCTTGTCCTTGTAGTTCTCGCAGTGCTTGCGGATGTCGTCCTTAAATCGCGCATCATCGGCAAGAGTGCAAACATCATGATGTATGCAGTCCCTGCAGGTCTTGTCTTTTGTTTTGAGCTTGTCGGCCTCCGACTGATCTTTGGCTGCGCAGACTATATAGTCCTGATATGCTTCATGATCCGCCTTTGCCTGCTCAACCAGCTTTTTGGCAGCGTCGGAAGCCGCCGTCGTTTCGGCTTCTTCGCGGTCAAGAAATACGTTCTTTCCGATTGCCCCTTTTGTAAAGGAGTCCCGCGGGTTGTTGTCTGTTTCAAAAGCAACGCGTGTAATTGTACGATTGCGTACATATGCGCCGCTGTAGTCGCAGTTTACAACATACACCGTATCCCCGGGCGCACACGGTGCTGTGTACCTCGGTTCTGCCTTGATAATCTTTTTATCCGTCATTTTCGCTCCCTCTCCATACGTATGATTTCTGCAACTCCCTCCGCCAGTACCGCGGCATACTTCATAGGATCCGCCTCAAAGTCTTTATTATCAATATTCAGCACCTTGCCGTACATTACACCGTTGTCGGCGGTTCCCTTAATTCCTCCCACGCGATCCGGATGGGTTACAATTTCAATTTGTACTATCATGTCTCCGCCTCCTTCATAAAAAACACTTTTTTCAATGCGCTTTGCTGGTTTTCATCCACTTCCAGCTGTTTTCTCACCGCAGCCTCGGCTCTCTCTGGTGTGTAAAAAACGCCGGCATATAGGATATCGGAGGCGCAGCTCCCGATTTTCTCCATCTCCTTAGTTGTACACAGATAACACGGCATATGGGAGCTGTCGCATATCCCTATTTCACCTTCAAGTATTTCAAACGCCTCCACGGTCCGGGGCTTGATCTCTCCGGCATAATCGACGCAGTACACCGTATCCCCAACCTTGCACGGCAGTTCTACATATCGGGTTTTGTCCGCAAAGCCGTTGCAAACCGCGTCCGTGTTTTGCAAAAGCAGCACGCAAATTTCATGATGTATGCAGTCTCTACACGTTGCCATTTTCTTCACCTTCTATCTCCCAAATCATGAGGGTCTTTAATGTATCAAAAGCTTTGGTAAGTAAAAAATCAATTTCTTTTTTGGTCGGTATGTGTTCGGATTCAATTTCGATAAACTCTCCGTATTTCTCTTCTCCCCACATGAAACGCCATCCCAAAGTTCCGGCAAGGCTCCCCAAAACTTTCGTTTCGATTATTTGAAAATGGCGGGGCATACCCATCTCGGCTATCCTGCTGTCGCCTTGCTTTATGCGTTTGAACCATCTGTCCGGTGCCGTGCCGGTCCGGTCCATCCTCGCACCGCAGCCGGGGCAGTATTTTTCGTTTGCCTCCGACGTATGCCAGTTTGTGTATCCGCATTCGGTGCACTCAAACTCATATTCTCCGCAAACATATGCCCCCGTATTTATCCATTCGCCGTGCCTCACCTCCTCCACATCAACGGCGGGCAAGTCCCGGCACCGTATGCCTTTGTCCTCGTCATGGAGGACTATTCGGCAATCTTCATAAGGCTCAATATCTACATATCTGCTCATTTCTCCTCGCCTACCATTTCTTCCAAGACATTATCAATGTCCTCAACCAAAACGGCGCTGTTCCAAAGTCTTTTCCTCTTATGCTGTTTCAGTTTCTCCGCAAACTCTTTGTATGCTTCTGCTTTGGCGCTTTTAACCGCTTTTTCAGAGCAATCAAAGCTTTTGCCTGTTTCCGGTGCTCTCTTTTCTCCGTCAAGCCAAGCCACAAAATCTTTGTAGCAGTCATCGCACAGATCTATGTATATTCCCGGTCCGCGAAAGTCCCTGGGGGGCAGCGTTCCGTTATAGATATGATAATCACGTGCGCATTGGACTTCATACCCCGTTTTCCCGCATCTGTCGCACTTTGAAATTCTCATTTTCTTTCCTCCCTCACTTTCCCGAAAAATAAATTATCCAGCGTGTGAAACATCAGCGCAGTCAAACGCTGATATTCCTCAAGGCTCAGCTTCTCCCTGAGGCGTTCGTTGATAAGCGCTATATCCCTTTCCTCTGTCATAGCTTGTTTCTCCTTCCGTTCTTTCGAGCCTTGCGCTCCTCGTCGTATCGTTTTTCCGCCCTGACCATACAGTTGTATGTGCAGTATAATCCCTTGTAGCTCCTGTAGATGTGGTATGGAGCGGGGACAAACTTTTTCCCGCACCCTACGCACTTGCACTCTACCAATGAGCCGCGTATGTTTTTGCTTTTGCTCATTCTTCCTTCCTCCTTGATGCCGCCAAAGCCGCCGCGAAGAAATCGTCCGTGTCAAATGATCCTTGAGGCGTTTCTTTTGCTTTGCCGGCATGCTCCGTCTCGCTCCATTTTTCGCAGAGTGAATACCAGTCATCGACAGGCTTCCCCTCTTTTGTCTTCCATCCGAGCTTTGAATAATAGGCAAAGAAACGCTTCGGATTAACGTTCAGCCCCCTCGAATTGCAATATGCAATTACATCTGTCAGTGCCGGTGCCGCAGGCACAGTGTAAGTATTAGTGTTCTTTACTTTACTTTCCTCTACTTTACTTTGTTTGGAAATGTCGACATTTTCAGAGGAAATGTATACATTTTCTTCCGAAATGTATACATTTTTCGGAATTTGGGCGCAAGGGACAAGGAGGTACGCTTTTTTGATTTTGACAATTTTACGGCGGCTCACTGCCTCGAAGTACCTTTTCTGTATTCCGACGCTCGTCAGAATACCGTACCTGTCATACATTGCCTTATCAAATATACCTCGTCTTATCGAAGCTGCCACTATTTCCGAAACGACGCTCCCACCCAAACCAATTCTCTTGGCGAACAAAAGCGCAACCTCTATGTTCCATTCACAGTAGTAACCAAACTGCCCGTATATTTTCTGAAGCAGCTTAACGACTATCGCAAACCCTGTAAGCCCGAATTCAGCTTCGATCAATTCAAATTTGTCATCCAAACAAACGTCAAGAGGGAAGTATTCTATCCCCTCTTTCATGCCTCACCTCAGAACGGCAATTCTTCATCCGTCGATATAGGCTCAAACTGCGCCGGAGGCTCCGGAGTATCGTTTGCAGGCTTGTCCGCCGCTCTCTCTCCTTTGGAGTCCACAAAGTACACATCCCGTGCTACGATCTCCGTCGCTGTACGCTTCTCACCGTTCTTTGCCTCGTATTTTCGCGTCTGAAGCTCTCCCTTGACACATATGGACGAGCCCTTACCGAAATACTTGCAGACAAACTCCGCTGTATTCTTCCACGCCACAACACGGAAAAAGTCCGTGTTGTCCTGACGTGATACCGCCACATCAAACGATGTGACCACAGTGCCGTTTGTCGTTGTCTTGAGCTCCGGAGCGGCGCAAAGCCTGCCCCCGATAATAACCGTGTTGAAATTGAAATTCGCCATCGCTCAATTCCCTCCTAAATAATATCTTTTGTAGTAAACTCCGTCGCCGAAACGGTTTATGCCGCGCTCCATCGAACCGCGCACATCAATTCCCGCCGCCTTCAGCTCCGATATGCGGGAAGTAAGACTTCCGACCGAAAGCTCTCTGAACGCTTCCTGCACCGTTATACTGCCGTTGCGCTTCATGTAGTCAAGTACCTGCCTGCATTGCGGTTTCATCTTTACCTCCAATTCCGCCTGAATATGTCAAGCCATTCTTTGTCACCGAATCCGTAAACCTTCATTGCTTTTTCCTGTGCCTCGCTTTTCAGCCGCCTGTTAAGCGCCTCATCCGCGTGTACCAGCATGTGATGCTTTCGGCACAGATACACGGTCAGACCGTACCTGTCGGAGGCGCTGCGGTGAGCGCCCTCGAATACGTGATGACACTCAACCGCCGTGCTGCCGCAGATGAGGCATCTGCGTTTTTTCTGTAAAACACTCTTCACCCCATGCCTCCTTGATGGCTTCTATCTCCGCTTTGGACCATACGGGTATTTCAAGGCTTTTCGCCTCCTGCACAATGCCGTCAAGCAAAATGCTCATTTCCTCGCGGTCGTACTCCGACGATCCCCGGTAAACCTTGTAGTGGTTAAACCTTTTGCCCCTCAGAGCAGAGGAGCCAATATATTCCGAATACTTGATGTAGCCGGTTATGTCAACTCCGTCCAAAACGCTGATAACATCGCTTTGTCCGTAGTCCTTGAGCGCCTGCAGATATACTTCCTCCTTCGACAGCCTCATAACGTTCGCGATCTCCGTACACAGCTTCCAGCAGAGCGCATTTGCATTGAGGCTCCGAGCCTCTCTGTGAGGCTTCAAAATAATGTCAAGGTCTTTGCCTTGAAATCGTCAAAGTACCGTCTGAAGTCCTCAGACAGCGAAATTGTAAGCCTTTGAGTCCCCTTTCGGGAGAAAGAGAGCGCATCCTCGTCAAAGCTTGCGCGTATCTTTGCTTCCATCCTGCTTTTCCGCCTTTTCCGGTGCGTATACATATACCCGCTTGCCGAGAGTGTCATTGCGTATGGCAAGCCCGGTTATTCTGCCGCCCTCAACGCGCACCTTCTCAACCGAAAACCTGTCGCGGCACTTGCCGCCCTCGATCTTGCACTTGTCAGACGGTATCCAAATAAACGGGGCGGTGTAAAGCTCGCGCCCGATGCCCCAGTTGACACACGCCCTCTTGAAGCTGTCGCTTGCCTCACCCTTTTCGGCTTCCGTGTTCGACTCCGCGCCGCAGTCGCTTTTCCATACCCACGACGGGGATGATTCGGGAATGTAAAAGTTTACATTAATACCGACCCGGCAAAACAGATTTCCTTTGCATTCATAGTGTTCTCTCTGCCAGTTCTCCGCACCTACGGTCTCATCAAGAATAGCCATGTCAACACGGGCATTCTTGTATAAAAGCAGAGACAGCCCGTTCGGTTTGACCTGCTGCACCCGGCACTCAATGTCCGCCTCGGTTAAGCTTCTGAATTTCATTTTCCTTCCTCCTTCACCTGATCTGAATATTTGCGTTTTTGCGCAGTTCAAAGCCATATACGTCCGTACCGCTCTTCATGGCAGCCTTGACAGCTGCAACATTGATCGCAGGCTCGCTGTACTTCAGATATTCATCGCCGTGCTTCTGCGCCCATTCGATAAACTGTTCCTTACCGCAGATCATCGCGGCAGATTCGCTCGAACGAAAGCTCACCTTGTTTTTGGAGCTTTCAAAGCCGCTCATGCCTGCCTTGGTAAGCTCGCTCGAAAGATAAGCCTTGAGCCTTGCCTGCAGAGCGTCCTTTGCCTTGCGCCTTGCCGCAAGCCGTTCTTCTTCGGCTTTTATGGCGGTGCTTTCCGCCGAAAGCTCTTTGATAAGGCAGCATATACCGTCAGCCTTTGCCTCAATTTCGCCTTTTAAGCCGTCCAAAGTGTCCGCAAGTACATCCTCCGGTATTTCGTCCTCGGACATTTCAAGCAGCATCCTGTACTGCTCTCCCAGCTCGTAAAGCGTCATCCCACGCACCTCCTTCCGAATATCCTGTCTTCTTCCGTCTCCTCTTCATCATCTTCGGAATACGTCTCTATGTCCTCACTGCCGCAGAACGGACAGTAGTATGTAGCAGTTTCGTTGTAGCACCTTGCCCCCCAAAACTCCTCAACATCCCGCCATATTTTAACTTCGGGAGAGTCGAAAATCTCTCCGCACCTTTCACATATATACATTAGCCCTTCCTCCATATAATTCTTAGAATTGCGATCTCCGCCATAAACCACAGAATGCATCCGATGATCACAGCTGCGGGAATGAACGAGTCGCCCACGGCACTCAGCGATACTATTATGAGGATGAATGCCACCCCGTTAAGCACCGCCAAAAGCACATTTGCGATACGGCTAAGCACCGCAATTAACATCTCTGCTGTTTTCATTGTGTTCCTCCCTGTAGTGTTGGTAGTCGGCAAGCAGACCCCAGTCCACTATGAGTCTGTGAAGCGCCACAAACGCATCCGCTTCTCTGTTGTCACGCGCGTCCGAGCACGCCTTATACAGCTTTTCCTTGTCCTTGTATGTGTAAAGTCGTTTCATTTGCACATCACCCTCGCAAGCTCGGTCTTAAGTATGTATCTGCCGTCAAAGTATTTGCCGTAGTGTTTGGCGACAGCCTGATAGCTTATACCCAAAGCCCTTGTCACATCTCCGCGTGACAAAAGCAGCTTGTCCGGACATACCCGGTTCAGCTCTTCAAGGCAGAGCCGATAGCCTTCTTTTTCCCTTGCCATAACCTTTCTCCTCTTTCTGTTTGTCAGCCCTCACGGGCTTTTGCCGCCTGCTCACGGGCGTATGCGTGATATTTGTCTTTAAGCCCCGCATCCTTGATCAGCTTGTAGTACGCCTCGAACCACTCATGGGAGCGCTTCTTTCTCTCTTCAAGCTCAATTCCGACAGGGTTCTCTCCACACTCGGCGTTTATCCTCACCATTGCGAGAGCTTTTTTGAACAGCATTTCTTCAAGTTCGGGCATCATTTATCCTTTCTGTTGATCTCCTCGAGTATCTTCCGCGCCTCGCGCAGCGCACGCTCTGACTTCTCGCTGTGGTATCTCCCATCCAAAGCCCGCGTGAAGTATGACGCAGAAGTTTTCTCTCCGCTTCTTTCCTCAATTTTGCGGCACAGCTCGTTGAGTGAAAGTTCCGCGTCAATCATGCCGTGGCGAATGTCCTTGTTTGTGCTCATATCAGCACTCCTTTCTTTTTTTCTGCACTTGACAGAATTTGTAATTTGTGCTACTATGATATTGCAACGTATCACAGCAGCCGCGCCGAGCGGCTTTCTCTTACCAACACTCGGCAACTTTTTTCTCATCCCCCCTGTATAAAGCGGCGTGGGAAGCGCCGCCTTATATGGGAAGAAGGTTGTATGAAACACGGCTTTCGCCGGGGTTTCCTGATCGCATCGGAGTGCCCTGTTGCCCGTTGACACTCCGATGCTCGAAAAGAAAGTAAATTATGAGGTATGGGCAACTGACAATGCACAGAAGCACGATCATGCTCGTTGCTTCTGGTATCATTATATCAAGCAAAATGCTTGATGTCAACACAAATCAAGCATTTTGCTTGATTTTGGATGAATTAACAAAAAGGTTAGGTTTGTTTTGGATACTTTAACAAGGATACTTGCGGAAATGAAAGCGCAAGGTGTCAGCACACGGGATATATGCGATTATTTGGGGCTTAATATACAAGCATTCACAAGTTGGAAGTCCGGAAAAAACAGTTCGTATATGAAACACTTGCCCCAAATTGCCGAATATCTCGACGTTTCGGTAGATTATCTGCTCGGTAAAACTCCCTCGCCGGAAAGGGAGGACATCCCCGAAGACGAAAAACGTCTCCGCGATCTGCTTTCGCAGATGTCCGAGGAACAGCTGCAAACAGCTTTAAAAATAATCTCCGCCATTGCAGAGGAGAAGTAATAGTGATAGTGAACACTTGACCCTATATGCGGTGCATTAAGCACCAAATTTTAGCTGCAGCTTTGGAAAGGCGGTGATATATTATGATAAGCAAAATGCTTTCTAATATGTCACTCTTTCCGGGCTTTCCGCAAGCTCCGTTTCGGTCTCGTCTTTCGATGAGCGCCCCGCAAGCGTAGAAACGGAGAACCACACTAAGCAAACTGTCGCCTCAGTTGTATAACAGCCCGTCGGCGTCGGGTTATCAGCCGGAGCGCACAGACCTACCTGTGTTAGCGTACCTGTTATACTGCGTGTGGCTGAAAGCCAAATGCAGAGCGGAGCGGCAACAGGCGAGTTGCCGCGATGCTTAACGCATCGCATATAGGGTCAGGTGGAGAAATAATTCGGTGTCACGGCGGGGAAGGAGACCTCAAGGACCTTGCAAGCCGTCCCCCGCCGCCGAAGCGCGAGAACCTCGCTGCTTCTGAAATTAGTATAGTACGAAAATCTCTTACTGTCAATAGAAAATAAGAGAACTTCTTACTTTTGGACAACATCACAACGAAAGGGTCGTTTTTTTGGAAACTTTAACCAAGATACTCGGAATAATGAAGGAGCAGCGGGTATCGCAGCAGGAAATCTGTCAACATTTGAATTTAACGAAGCAGACTTTTTCCGACTGGAAATCCGGTAAGAGCGAATCATACTTGAAATATCTGCCCCAAATCGCCGATTACCTCGGCGTATCTGTAGATTACCTGCTCGGTAAAACTCCCTCACCGGAAAGGGAGGATATTCCCGAAGACGAAAAACGTCTCCGCGAACTGCTTTCACAGATGTCCGAGGCGCAGCTGAAAACAGCTTATAAAATAATCTCTGCCATTGCAGAGGAGAAATAAACTGTATAAGGAGAAGCTTATGAGAAATTATTCTGGAGAAGACGATTCGGACGGATACGGCTTTATTATTATCTCTTCAAGTATTTTCGTCGTAATTGTGACGTTAATATTTGGTTTTGTATTTAAGGCGTGGTACAGATTGCTTGAATCATGGTTTCTTCTTTTGGGATTTTACGCTTTTATGCTGTTTTTTCGATTTTTAGAAATCGTTCCGAGCAAACTGAAACGTTTGTATGCAGCGTTCGGAGTGATAATCATTCTTTGGGTGGCTTCTGTTTTTGCAATTTTTATGATTTTCCCCAAAGGAGACCCCGCCGAAATAGAAGACGAATATGATGATTATGATTATTACGAAGAAGACGACATATCGGCTGACAATGATATGTATTACATAAGTATCCCGCAAGCGGAAGAAAGTGATTTGTCCAATCTTTGATATCAAGCATTACCAGCAAACGTTATTGATGCCCCGCTTTCGCAGGGCATCAATAACGCAGCGTGTTACTGCTTTTCGCTGTGCCTTTGCAGCAGAAGCGCAACGAGCCGTATGTATTCCTTCCGCTGCGCGGGATCGAGCTTTCGGAAAGTGCGTATAATTCTTCTTATCGTCCTGTCTGTCATAACATCTCCTCCTTTCCTCGGAAATTCCGCAGTCCGCCTGCATCGACATTAGCACATTCCCGGAAAAATAGAAACTGACAAGTTTTACCGAAGACCGTCGTTTTTGACGGTCTTCCCGTATAATTAGACGAACGGAGTGATCAAAAATGATCGAAACAAAACTTGAAAAGATGAAAGAAGCCTCCGGTATGACATGCACCGAAATAGCGATTGCCGCCGATCTGCCCGAAGCGACGGTGCGAAAGGTGCTCACGGGAAAAACGCCCGACCCGCGCTATGACACCCTCTACCGCATAGTAACCGCTATGGGATATACCATGAACGACCTCGTCGAATTCGACGTCAAAATTGACTGTGAGGAAGAATCGGAGGAATGCATAAAAATGTTGAAAAGGTTTTATGCGGACCGTCTGCGCGAGCTGCACGCCAATTACGCCGGATATCTCCGGTCGCTTAAAAGAGACAAAATGATAATTGCGATAGCTCTCGGAGCTGTGCTTGTCCTCCTGTTTGCCGCAATAATAATAGATACCCTCTGCGGAAACATAGGCTGGATAAGACATTAAGGAGGAAACATGAAAAAAAGAAAAGACGGACGGTTTCAGATAGCCAAAACTGTCGACGGCAAACGAAAGTATTTCTACGGCGATACCAGGGTCGAAGCATACGAAAAGCTGCAGGCATACGAAAAAGACAAATCCCGCCCGAGAACCTTCGCCGAGATCGCCGAGGCATGGCAGGAGGAATATTGGGACGGCTTCGCCCCCGGTACAAGGAACTGCTATCGCTCGTCCCTTGCGCGGGCGCTCGATGCGTTTGGGAAAGAATCTGCAGACGATATAGAGCCGATGAAAATACAAGCCCTGCTGGAGACACTGAAAAGGCAGAACTACTCACTAAAGGCTGTCAAAACTCAAAAAACGGTAGTGTCAACCATATATAAATACGGAATGCTCCGCGGCATGTGCCGCACCAATCCGGCAACCGTCACAAAGATCCCCAAAGGGCTGTCAAAGGAATTGCGCCTGCCTCCGGACGACGAAACCATAAAAAAAATAAAAGCGGACAGAGAATGGCTCTATCCGCAGATATTATTATATACAGGCTGCCGGCGCGGGGAAGCGCTTGCGCTGACATATGAGGACTTTGATTTTGAAAAGGGAACAGTCAATATAGATAAAGAGATAATATTTGAGTCCAACGAGCCGCGCCTTGTCCACCGCACGAAAACCCACGCAGGCAAACGAACGGTCCCGCTTGTTAAAACTCTCAGGGAGCAGATACCCGAAAACAAAACAGGTGCTGTGTTTGATGATATAACCCTCAGGCGTTTCAAGACCCTCTGGGATAAATATTGTAAACGCCTTGAAATAGAGGTAACACCGCACCAGCTGAGACATGCGTATGCCACCATGCTGTACGATGCCGGGGTTGACGTTAAGATCGCGCAGAGGCTACTCGGACACTCCAGCCTTAAAATGACAATGGACATATATACGCACATAAGAGAGAGCCGCCTCGACGACGTAGCCGAGCAGCTCAATTCTTTTCTTAATTCGTGACATCAATTTTGACATCATTTTTCGTTAAAAACAGGCGAAAATCGGTTAAAAACGAGAAAAAGAAAACCGCTCAAATCCCTTGAAACCTAAGGATTTAAGCGGTTTTTGCGTTGGTCTGAGTGACTGGACTTGAACCATGCCAAATTCCAATCACAACAACGCTTTTCAAGGCTTTGACATCATTATAGACGTATCAAAACATCTCAACGCAGCGGCGGAGCATTTCGCGCTCGCGGTCATCATCAGCACTGTTCATAAGCTGTATGAGCTTGCTGCGCGTGTCTCTGCGCCGCCCGCCCTCATCTTCGTCACGGCTGTAATGTCCGCGGACGTAATGCATGTTGCTGTAACCGCCGTCATGACGGTCGCCCTCTCTGCTGTAGCTGCCTCTTGCTTCCCATTCTCCTCCTTTGAGCTTCTCGATCTTGAGAAGATTCTTCAGCGTGTCGGAAAGCTTGTGGACTGTTTCGATATCTGCCATAGACAGATTCTCCTTGTGAGAATAATTCTCCAGCTCGGAGCACAGAGTTTCTTTCAGCCTGTCCATATTTTCCATAACGTCCTCCTTACGCTACGCGCTCGACGATAATGTTTGCGTTTTGCACATTTATCGCCTGCGCGCTTGTGTTTTTAACCGAAATCTGCGTGCAGCACCCTCTCGGCACGGTTATGAATATCCCCTCCGTTATATTCCAGTAATCCCCGACTGCTGCCGGAGTTACAATAGCAGAGGAAGCGGGTACGGCTTCACCGTTTATTGTCAGCGCCATAGATATAGCGCCGGCAGTTCCGCCGGCAGGCACCGCAATGTTGGCACCAAAGGTCACTTTGTACCGTGCCGATGCCGCGCAGGAGTTGACAATACCGCGTAAAGTGATAACGCCCGCGCCCTCTCTGTGGACAACATATCCGCGAGTGCAGGGAACCGCCGTTTCAGTAAACAGTACATTGCCGCCGGAAGCTACGTTCTGAACGGCATTGCTTGTATATTCGGGCATAGTCCGCCTCCTTAATAAGAGCCGCAGCCCGCACAACTGCCGTAGCAGTTAGGATTCTGCACCACATACGCCGGAATGGGCGTAGGGCTGAGAGCTGCGGTCTGATTTGCCAGTGCCTGCGTAAAAAACGCATTCTGCGCATTCTGGCTGATCTGATTCTGCAGGACTCCGTTTGCGGCAAGAAGATCGGTGTTGCGCTGCTTGAGCGCATCGATCTCGGACTGACACATCTTGTCAAGGATAGTCTGCACACCTGCACGCTGGCTGTCGATTATGTCGCGCACACCCTCGCCTATAGCGGTGCGGTTAGCGCATGACTCGGTAGCCATTGTGTACTTAAGGTCCGCAATAGCCGACTTATTGTCGCAGCAGCACTGCGCAAGCTGAGACTGCAGGGAATTAAATCCGTTGCAAAGCTGGAGCTGATTTGCGGAGAATCCGTTGTTGACAGCATTAGTAACGGCATAAGTAGATTCACACATGCTGTTCTGCAGGTTCTGTATACCGTTCTGAATACTGTTGGTAGCAAAGCCCTCCTGAATGTCCGCGCGGGTAGCATAGCCCTGAAAAGCGCTGCCCTCGGCACCGCCCCAGCCGCCGCGTCCCCACATGAACAGAAACAGTACGATGATCCACCATGCACCGTTTCCGCCGAAAGCGTCGCCGCCATTGTTGTTTCTTGTAACCGCTGCGAGATCCGCAGGGGTCATTCCTTCGTTTACCATAATAGTCTCCTTTGTTTTTTTATTTATCTTTCACGCGCGCACGTTAAGAACTATTTAAAAAGATGCTGAAACTGTCCGGCAATGGACTGCAGCCGGTTAAGCTGCTGCTGCGTCATTTCGCCGCTGTCCAGAAGCCTCTGTATTTCCTGTCTCGGATCGCCCTTAAAGCTCTCCGAAAACCTCTTGAATTCGCTTATCATCCGCGACATGGGATCATTTCCGACCTGACTGCCGAATGCGTTGTAAAAAGGATTACTCATTTTCTGCCTCCTGCCTGTCGCAAATAAGCTTCTTCAGCTCCTCGAATTCCTGTCTTGTCACATAGTCTGACTCTTTCGCCTGGGGCGCGGCGGAAACGCGCTCCACCAAATCAAATGCCCGGAGCTGCGGCATACCGTTATGATCTGCCGCCTTGAGGTAGACCGCCGGAGCCTCGCTGTCCCATAACTGCACAGTATTTCCCGGCGCTACCGGGTAAGCCTTTGCAGCCTCTATCCCCTGCACCCATATAAGTCCGGCAGGCTGGGACTGCTGCTGCGGAATCGCCGTCTGCAGCGGCGCATAAGTTGCGGGATATCCCGTATAAAATCCTCCGAATGCCATTAGTAATCCATCCTTTCGTAATAATAGATCGGCGCACGGTCGCCGCTGTCCCATGTGTCAAACCAGTCTCCGTTTTCCACGCAGACAACATGACCGCCGAGAGCAAGTACATATTTTCCCCCGGGCTTGCTGTCGGCAAAAGCCGCAACGCTGCATGCATCCTCGCATACTCTGCGCTGCCAGCCCTCGCTTTTGAGGTATGCACCCCATACAGCGTCAGCCGACGGCATGTCTCCGTCTCTCAGCGATTGTACAAACAATCCGGTCGCAGTAGTTTCCCAATCTTTGTCAAGCGCTTTGCAAAGAGCACGGACGACACAGTCGCCTACACGTTTTCCCCTTGGGTTGGGGTTGTAAAATCTATACACAGCCTCGCCGCCTTTCCGTTAATATTGTAAAATAAAAAAGGCACCTGCGCCATGTCGCGCAAATGCCTTTTATGTGTCTCTTTCGGGTCAGATGTGAGCCGTTAATGTATTCATGCAGCGGTATACGATCCGCTTGATCTGGCGGTCGCTCATGCCGAATTCCTCCGCGAGCGGCTCAAAGCAGATACCGTCAAGCAGCCTCCGCTTCATAATAGCCCTGTCCCTCTCGGATAATATCCATTCGTCTATGAGCGCCGTCCATCCCGAGTATCCTATCTCGTCAATACCCATGCCACACACCCCGCCGCGATGATAACCGCCTGTACGATTATGACCGCAATGAGCTTGTTTGTCAGTTTCCGGTTGTGCCACATGGCTGTCTCATAAACGATATACGGTATATCTTTCATCATGTAACGACCTTTCCGTTTAATTTTGCCTCAGCCTATCTTGAGTCTTGCCCCGACCTTGCAGTGCTGCTTAAGATACCATCCGGCATTGTTATGACCGGACAGACAGATGCAGCCCTTTGGGATAGGCGTGTTGGATTTGCCGTCAACGATCTGAGTAATTATGCCCTTGCTGTTGACGATAACGTCAACACCCCACTTGTTAAAGCCCGTTGTCGCTCTGCCGTCTGTGATGAGGACAAGTGCATTCGTTCCTCTGCTTGTATTGATGCCCGTAATTTCACCCATGCTGATTTTCACCTCTTTCGGATAATTTATTTCATTTGCCTTTTCTGCTATGTAGTCCATCTTTGAGAGCAGATACGTCCCCGGGCAGGCAGTAGCGGCATACATACGATGCCAGCAGAGATTTTTCCCTTTAACAAGCTGTCCGAGACTGTTCCGCTTTGCAATGTCTGCACACAGCTTTATAAGGCTGTCAAGCGTCTTGTCGGAGACTGCCCACGGCTCGCCCGTTTTACTGTTTGCCACTTCGATTGTAACCGCATAGCGGTCGATTTCAAATCCGCCCGTTGTCCCCGCGCAAAGGTTCTCCGGCACACAGAGCACTATTTCGCCGTTATAGCCTATGCAGTAGTTAGCCGATGCGCCGCGCTTCGGGTTCTGAAAAGACTGTGCACAGCGTTTTCCCGTCCATACCGCCGCCATATGATGTACGATGATTTTGTTGATTTTCGCGCCCTTGCGGTCTCCCCAATAATTGTTGGAGTGGGCAAGGACGGTTTCCGAAATAAGCGCGGAATTACTCATTACCGTCACCTTCGGTCTGCTTCTGAATATTCATAAGCACCGCGATAGCTACGGTAGTGCCGAACTGAATAAGCGCCGCCGCAACAGCTTCCTTTGAAAAATCGGTGGTAATTGCGGTGAGCAGAGCAATACCCGCGCCCGCAGCGCTCTGAATGAGCGTCCTCAGAACTCTTTTCCAATTGAATTTCATTTTAATATCCTCCTTTATTTTGCCGCCTCTGTGGGCAGTTTTAACGTTTTGTGAAACAGCTCGGTCGCAACGTCGTTGCCGCCGAGCGCGTGATATGCCGCATACGCTCTTGTCAGCGCCTCGCGCGCATATATGGGGCAAAATTCCTTTGCCGTGTACTTGTCATGATCGCGGATTATCTCTGCACGGAGCAGGCATTGCATGCCGTCCTCAAGAGCGGCATACTTTCTCTTCATGTCCTCGTCCCGCTTTTTCATTTTCCTTGTAGCACTGATCGCTATCGAGACCGCCCCGCCGAGAACGAACGGCACCGCCCAGCGGATTATTGCGTCAACTATCTGTATCCACATTTCGCACCTCCTCGGCCGCAAAGCCTGTCCAGTCCGTATTTGCGATTTCGGCAGAGAGCGCGTCATATTCTTCCGCCGTTATTTCCACGCCGCCGAGCCCGGTCCCGATCATAAGCAGCTGCCCATTAGCGTCAATCTGTTTGTAATATCTCATTTGAGTCCTCCTATACCATGGCTATCCATCGGTAGGTGTATGTCAGAAAGTACCATGCCGAGCCGCCGTTAGTCGGCAGATATATGTTGGATGCCGTATCTGCCGTTTTGCTTGATGTGCAGTCTACAATATCGCCCTTTGCACAAAGCAGATAGCTGTGCGGGTTTGAGGCTCTGTTGTATGTTACGGCAAATGCTATCTCCTGATTGTTAGGAGATGCGTCAGAACTAATGCTGCCGACAAATACATAGCTCGGTATAACTCCGAGACCGTGCTCAATTGACACTTCTTTAGTCATCGTTGCGGGTGTGCACTGGAACGTTCCCGTGGCTATCCCATCGGGCAGGCTGCCGCCCGTCTCAATAGCCGTTATCGCCGCCGCCATAGCGGAAAGCTTGTATGTATCGGTGCTGCCGTTTTTGCCGCGTATAGCGTCGGCTATGGCTTTAATGCTGTTTTCTTCGTACAGTTTCTTTGACATCAGTAGCTCACCTCCGTACCGTCCGGCAGAGCAGCTATTACATCAGCGACAATTTCCGCCTTGTCCGCCGCTGTCCAGTAGTCTGTTCCCTTGACGGGAGTATGTCCGTCCACGCCGGGAGTTCCGGGTGCTCCCTGAGCTCCGGTGTCACCTTTGTCCCCCTTTTCTCCGGGGTCTCCCTTGTCGCCCTTTGCTCCCGGGTCGCCTTTATCCCCCTTTGCGCCGGGTGCTCCGGCATCGCCCTTGTCTCCCTTGTCTCCCTTTGCAACGGTAGTGCTGATAACATTTCCGACTATCTGCACATTGTCTCCGGCAATAAGGGCGTTCTGCTTTGCATCCCATGCGGCAGCCTCTTCATCGGTAACATAGTGTACAATCTTTCCGTTTGCCCGCATTTTTCCGGTGGACGGCTGCACTCGAAGCCTACTGCTGTATGTAGCTTTGTAGAATCCGTCCGTAAGCAGTACGCTTCTCCACTTATCCTCATTCGACGACTCCGCAAATACTCTTTCGATATCCTCTGTATAGTAGCCGCTCTCCGCGACATTGCCTTTGCCGTCAAATACGGCAATGCAGTCTGCTTCCGCTTCCGGCACCTTCGGCATCTTCGTATCAAGCCCGGTCTGCACGTCCTTGACATCCGCAAGCGCCTTGTCAAGCCCGGTCTGCGCGTTTTTGACATCCGCAAGCGCCTTGTCAAGCGCGGAGTATGTGTCTGTCGCTTCGATTGCCGCGTCATTCTGCAGCACCGCCTCCGCGTAAATTTTAAACCTTGCGCTTGTGAGCGTGTCCCCGCCGCTCCCGATGATGCGGATTTCGCATTCCGATTCTCCCGCTTCGATCTCCGACGTGAGAAAGGTATGCTCTATGCGGTCGGCATATGCCGTGCACTCGCTGTAATGCGTCGCCGTCGCGCCCTTTATATACATTGTGGCGGTGTAATCGGCGCCGCCGCTTTCATTTACAGGCAAAGAATAAGGTTTGAGACCGCTCATGAGGCGTATTACAACAAGGCGTGTCTTTGTGTCACCGAGTTTGAACCCCTCAAGAACGGCTTGAAAACCGCCTTTATTTGTGTCTAAAGTAATATCGTACATTTCAGCACCTCCGACACAAGTATAAAGAAAAAACGAGGGTAGGTGATACCCTCGTTTTTATTCAGTCTTCCTTCCACTTTCTCACAGTGGATTTTTTGATAACCTTGTGACCGTCAACGATTACATCGCCGAGAATGTCGGCTATTCGCTCCCGCTCGTCTTCGTCTCCGTCTTTGTAAAGGTCTCTGTAGTGACCGGAAAGCAGGCTGCGAACTGAGGTAAAAGCTTTTCCCTCAGGGTCGTCGGCTTCCTTTTCCTTGTAATAGTCCACCTTGAGACGGTAGTATTCTTCGAGCAGGTCGTAGTTTCCTTCCTCAACATCCGCAATAATGTCTTTTTTCGTTGCGGTCATGCCGTCGATCTGAGAAACGGTGTCAACGTCCTCGTCCTCGTCCGCGCTGTCCTTCAGCGCCTTGTTTTCGGCAGAAACAACAGCGGCGACAACATATTCCTTGTCAAAGCCGTCGTTTGCTATGTCGCGTATGATGCTGTCATATTTCTCATAGTCACCGTCCATGTGCGCGGCGGCGGCTTCGGCAATACGAATGTCGTTGTCCTTCAGACAGTCGATAACGCGGCGGCGGAAATCCTTCTCGCCGAGCCTGTCCTGTGTACGTGCGATGTATGTATCGTCGTCGTTCATAAAGGCGTAGTACAGCTTGCCTTTGTCGTCGCGCGGCGTGGTAAGGTTACGGCTCAGCCCGTTTTTCCATGCGGTGTCGGCTGCGGTATTAGTGGTGGTTTTCGTGGCGCTTTGCCATTCTGTGGCAATTGTACGGTATATAGCGCGGAAATCTCTTGTAAGGCTCGTCATGGCAACACCGCTCATGTCAGCCAATATGGAAAGGGCATCCCATGACGCCTCGGCTCTTTCCTTGGCGTTCTTGCTTTCGTCTCCCCAAACCTTTGCGAGCTTTTTCACCTTTGTCATAAGGTCTCCGATAATTTCCACATCCGGTCGGTCGACATTAAACCCGTTAAAGACCAAACTGTATATGTCCTTAAACCACGGCAGCAGCATGAACGGATTGATATTGTCTATTGAATTCTCAATAAACGCCTGCAGATATTTCTCCCAGTAGTTTTTATCGTCATCGTCGTCTCTGAAAGCGTCCGCAAATGACCTGATAGCCGCGGTAAATATCTGGCTTGCAATAAGGCTTGCAAAAATTCCTGCAGCTTTTCCTTTTTCTCCGTTCAGCAAGAGACGAACTCCGTCATAAACCATATTCAGCGTGGTCATAGGCTCTGCCATGAACTGAGTGATAAACTTCTCAAACGCTTTTCCGTCCCTCATTATTTTGGAGCGGGCGAATATGGAGTCGTATACCTGTGTTTTGTTTGTGATTTCATCAAAGCGGTCTCCCGCTTTTTTGAGCACATCCTTGTAGGTATAGTCTGCGTTGGATTTTTTGAAATTATCAATCGCTTCGTTTCTGCAGGCGTTCCATATCCACATCCATGTGACTTGGTCGAGTTTTTCCGCGACCCAGAACTGACCCTCCTGCAGCCCCTTTGCAGCTGTATGACCGAAGGTGTTTCCTTTTGCGCCGAGGTCTGTAATGGTTTTGCCTATAGACTGCTTGGTGTTGATGTCAACACCGCCGAGCTGCTTGACCACCCATGTAGAGGCATACTGTGTCATTTCGGCAAGAGATTTTCTTTGCTGCGCCTCCGACATGGTCTTTGCCTTTACGCCTATGAAATACTTCGGATTGATTTCCGCAAAAGCACGCATGACAGCGCACGGCTGCTGAATTGCAACAGCTAAATTCAGTCCCGTTCGCGCAGCCTTCACCGCGCTGAACAGCCGCATATATGCCAAATCTCCGTCGCTTCGTATACCGCCGTTTACATCCGTAAGGAACTTCATCATTTCGCCGTACAGCTTTGAGCCGAGAACATCGCGCACTCTTGTACTGCCATCCTCGGACTTTGATGTGCCGTTGATGACTTTTGTAATGTCCTCAAGTGGAAGTGTAAACGCAGCGTATGCCGCCATATCCGATGCATGAGTCTGATATACGTTAACAAAGCTTGAGATAGAGAGCGCCTGCGTCGCATTGGCAACGGTCTTGATGGTAAACTTGCTGTTTTTGAGCTTTGCGGTATTTTTTTTCGGGTCTATGGTACTCCTGAGATAGTTGTTGTCAACCGTCAGAGTTATATAGTTATCCTCGCCGAAAAGCATGATGTCGTAAAGCTTCATGGAAACAGCATTGCCGTCCGCTGCGATTTCGGTAGACATGTATTTCTGCATCTCGTCTCCGAAGCGGCGCATGTCGTCGCTGAGCGTCTTCCCGAATTTGGTAAGATCGTTCTCCGTAAGCGTCATCATATCCGCATTGGCATAGACTGTCTCTTTGCCGTCTGCCACCAAACGCATCTTGCCGCCCTCAAGCCTGAAGCCGTCTCCGAGCAGATGGACCCGACCCTGTCCGCGCTTGGCGGTGAGATACAGCGTCAGTATTTCGCCGCCGGTGAGCCGGGCGGTTTTTCCGTTATCAAATGTAATGTCGAACTTTTGGTTGAACATTTTTTCCTTGATACCGTATTTCTGCGCCGTTTCTCTGTATTTATCCGCATACTTGAGTATAAGCCTGCCGCTGTCCCCTTCGGCTCTCTGCAGATTGCGGTAGAGCTGATAAAGTGTATCGCTGCCGGACTGCTTGAAAAGCTCATAGGGCTTCAGATTGTTCCAGTACAGCATGTTCGCCGTGCGGTCTTTTGCACCTCGCACAAAGTCGCTTCTCGAAACCTTTTTGTTTCTTGCGTCCTTTGTCTCTCCCGCTACCTTTGCGGTAGTCTCCGAAACGCTGCGGCTGCTTCTGAAAAGCTTGTTCGCGTCCGAGATTTTTTTCTGCACTGCCTTGGTAACGGCAAGAACGTCTTCCAACTGGTCTGCGGTAAGCAGATACAAGGGTCTCTCCCCGATTGAGTGCCGCAGATCTTCAATTGCTCGCGCAAGATCGGATACGTCAATGTAATAAGTGCTGTCCGCATTGTCGTATGTCTTGTAGTACGAAAGCATCTCGGAAAGATAGTCCGCGGCTCTGACATTTCTCTCACCGCTCTTTTCGATAGATGAAAGCTTTTTCTCTATCTGCTCCGTAAGAGAATTGTAACTGTCAAAGTCTTGCTTGAGCTGCCCCATACGCGCGTCTGCGTCGGCATAATCCTTTGAGCCTTTGTCATACTGCTTTATGCGCTCCGCAAGCTGAGTATACTCTGTATACGCATCAAGATATCTCCCCCTCCGCTTTTCAAGGCTGGCAATTGCGTTCTCAGCCCTTGCAATGCGTTCATCGTAATTCTGAGTCCGTGAGTCTATCTGCTCACGGAACGCCTTAACAATGTCCCTCAGAGCACTGGGGATGTGCTTTGTCTTGCTGTCTTCCTTGGCAAGCTTGTCAAGCTTATCGATGCGCTTCGCAATGTCCCGAACGATCTCGCGCCGTCTGCGGTTTTCCTCCCGCTGCGCAAGCGTGTCCTTTATGCCCTGCGCCACCTCCTGATATTTCTGCTTCTGTGAGCGCAGGGCGGCTTTTGAACGCAGCTTCTCCGCAATAACAGCCTCTTTCGATTTTCTCTCGGCAAGAGTTTTGAAGGTGTCGTATCCTCTGTAGCCGTAGAATTTGCTGTCAAGCCGGTTGAGCTTCTTGGCAATACGCTCCTTTTCTTCATTCAGGGAGGGAAGAGCGCTCCTGTCCGTACCCTTGGTGAAAGAGATTTCCTTGATTTTCCTGTTGGTCTCGGCAAGCTCCTTCTGCAAAGCGTTTGCTTTCTTAACCTCAGACTTCAGCTTTTCGACAAAGCTTTTTTCCTCATCCGTCTCGGCAACAGCTTCCATGTCAGAAACAAGGGTATCCCTTGATGTTTCGGTCTCTTCGGAGAAATAAATGTCTCCGTTTGCCCCGTCAAACGTCCCGATGTTGTCAGTTGCGCTCTTGACCTGAGTTTCCTTAAACGCCACCCATTCAGGACCGTCGTGAACCCCGTCGTAGCCGAGCTCGCTCAAAATATCGCCGGTCTTTACGTTGTTTTTCTCGGCTGCCTCGTTCAGATAGTCGAATACTCTCGTCGGAGACTGCAGCTTCTCAATGACGTGAGGCTTGTAGGTGTTGTACGTGTCCTTGTGAAACGGCTTAAAATACTTATCATATATCTTTTCCGCTTCTGCTTTGGACAGCTGCATTTCAAAGGGATGGAATATTGCGGCGTAAAGCTGCATCCGATTTTTCCCGGCATAGCTGAATTCGTTCGGATTTGAGGAAAGATAGATACCGTCGCCGTGCGTCTTGCCCTGATTCGCCCCGGAACGTGATATGTCGAAAATGCTGAACACGTTATCGGTGTAGTGATACAGCACCTTCGGCGTTCCGTCTCGGTTCACAGCCTTGCTTGATCTCGCAGGATTATTCTGCCAATCGCCGAACCAACGCTTGAATTGTGAAGATTCTGTATTTTTTGAAATATTCCTATTGACTTTTTGATCAAAGCTGCGTATAATAGAACCAGAAGCTATCGCTTCCTGAATTCGTATGGGGAATTGGACCCCAGCGGGTATCAGGTTCGTAGCTTCTTTTTTTGCGTAATAAATTCCGACATCTCCGATGTTTTCAAGGGAAATGGCTTCTTTAATCAACTTCGCGACATTCTTAGTGTATGCACTTGACAGCACATTCACATCCATCTGCTCACCGTTAACCGTCCGTTCGGCGGTAATCTCTACGGGCAAAAGCAACGATTCTCCAGCCTGTCCTACATCTACAATTGCAACCACGCTGTGGGTGCTCCGTAGCGGACGGGCTTTTTTGTTTACATCCTTGGCAGCAATAATCATAACAGGATCCTGCAGTTTGCTGTAGATGTTTTTTACAAGAGCATCACCGAGTCCGTGATAGTGAATGCCTTTGCTGTAGTTTCCGTCTTGTTTGGCTTCAATTTCAGTCTTAGCTGCAGAGTATACATGTCCTGAACCTATAACAAAAGGAATTGATGGCATACCCAATTCCCGATACAGGCTCGGAGTGTATCCAATGATGAGATTGGTTGGATTCGTATTCTGCATTTTAAGTATTTTGTCCACTTCGGACTGGTATTTTGCTGTCACTTTCGCCTGTACTTTGATGCTCTCCTGAGAAAACTGCATTCCTTCATGCTCGGATTTGTACTTGTCGACGAATTTGTCTACTACATCATTGGCTACAGGATAGCTTTGATGCCCGCCTGTATATTCGTCAAGCATTTTTCTTGATTCTCCCATGTTGAAGTCGGGACGTACAGCCTTCTGCGGAGAGCCGTTGCCGTCATTGTCATACATTTTGAAATCAATTAAAAGCTTCCAATATCCGTCTGTGGAACCGTCCGTTTTCAGTGAATACCGACCGTTGCCGTCATAGTCTAGGAATTTGTAAAATTTAGGGCGCTTATTGTTTTTGGCGCACATATCAAGATATGCTTCGGCATTTTCCCGACCGGATTTTGAAAAGTCCCAGTATTCATTCGGCATGTAATTTGTGGCTTTGTCAAGCACCTGCCTGCCGCGGTATTCGTGATATGTTTTCTTTATCAGCTTCTCATTTTGTACATAGGTGTAATCCTTTGTGCCTTTTGGGAGACCCATTGCATTGTACTGCCCCTTTTTCCACTGTGAACGGTGGAAGGGAATAATGAAGTCGATTCGGTCGTCCGCCATTGCAGCGAAGGCTTGCTCATCCGTAAAAGTAACAAGGATAGTACCGACGTTTTCCGAATACTGATCTCTTAATTCAAAAGCCGTGTCGTGAGGCATTCCCTCGCGGTCGTCGAAAATCAGCCTTCCGTTTTCATCTACGCCTTTTGCAATAAGCGATAGATTTATTTTCAGTCCGGTATTTCCGAAAGCCTTTGCGAACTCCGGAACTTTGGTATATGCCTGTCCGGTAAGCCCCACCTCGGACATATCCATAATTACCTGCATGGTGTCTATCAGGTGAACGATTTCAAAATCGGAAAAGCTCTGCATGCGTATTCCGCCGTTAAGATTCTTTCGTTCGATGGAACTGTCGCTCTTAAACAGTTTTTTAATTTCGTTTCTGTAAGCCTTTCTCGATTCGTAAAGCTTGGGCTTTTGCTGGGAGGCAAAGAGAGCCTTGTCGCTGTCCTTCAGCTTGCCGTAATGATTCCAAAAATATTCATAGCTTTCGTATGCCTCGGGATGATTTATTCTCATTTGTTCAACGCCGTCGGGAGTATTTACGTCTGCCATGTCGGGTATCCATGCGTTAGGATTGTCTCTCTTGTACAAATTAATAAATTCTTTAGCGAATTTTCCCATTTGTGCGCGGCTTCCCTCGACGTAGCAAAGACCGCATGTGGCTTCATATCCGGCTGCAATGAGCATGTTTCTTAAATCGAGAATCTCGTCTGCTGTCAGCGCGGTATTACGCAGGCGCTTTTGTATTTCGGAGAACGTGCCCGTGTATATTCTGCGCTTTTTGCAAAGTGTAGTGTAGTCAAAGCTTCCTCCGTATTCCGCATTGCTGACAAATGCACTTCCAAAGCTCGATGCCCTGTAGTCAAGTCTTACTCTGTCATCAGCAATCGTCTTTGCAATGGAATTGACATCATCAATATACTTCAGAGCCTTTGCCTTTGAGACACCGAGAGCGGTGCTGAGAGCTTTTGCAGCTTCATTTCTGTGCTGAACGTAATCGGATTCTCTCCATGTTTCCTCTGAAAAAGCAGGAGACGCGGAATCCGTTTTTGCGTCAAACTTGATTTTCCCCTTTGTTTCTTCGGAAATCTTTTCTGTATTTCCGTCATTTTGCTCTTCCTCCGACAGCTGCAGCCCCTCTTTCTCCGCCTGCTTTTCAAGAACATCAAGATTTTCTCTCGTCTTCGCATTCTCCGCCTCGGCGAGAGCGTCCCTCATGTTCCGTATGGAATTCTCAAGAGCGTTGTCGAATACCTCCTGTACCTCCTCAAGGCTCTTGAGCGCTTCTCTGAGCTTCAGCGCTGCATCGTGCAGCTCCTCGTTGCCGTCGTACATATCCGTCTGCGCCTTACGAAGATTTGCGATAAATTCCCGTACCTTCGTGACTACCTTTACAAACAGATTTGCGTTTTCCATAGCAAGCTTTTCAAGCGCCTTGCTGTCGCGCAGCAGCATTTCGCATCCGTCCGCAATGACCTCATCGGATGCCATGGCATAACTCATGCCGAGCTTGTCCATTTTTTCCTTAACAAGCGCGTCAAAATCAGCATCCAAAGCATCGCGGATGTAGTCTGTCAGTACGTTGTAATCGGCTTCGCTCCACACCTTTATGGAGTGCGTGACCTCATGCGCGAGTGTGTGACCGAGAATTCCGCGCACATCGGTTGCGTTGTATGTTGCATCAGCTCGCAGATATATTGTGTTGGTCTTCTCATCATACGCACCGTTTATCAATGTATCCCCAATGCGCTTTCCGTGCAGTTTTGCGTCCTCCGAAAGAAATTCAACGTCATATCCGAGCTTTGCCAGAGTGCGTGCAACATTTTTCGCTCCGCTTTTGTTTTTGCCGAGATGTTCTTCTCCTCGCACCTCGCCCTTTGCGCGTCCTCTTTCCTGAATAACTCGCTCGGCTCTCGCCTTGATGTTTCTTTTCATTTCGCTTTGTGCTCTCGCTTTTACTCCCTGCTCGATAGCGGAGGTCACAAGAACGTTGTTGACTTCGGCATTCTGCGTGAAATATATTCTGCTCTTATACCCTGCTACACGTTCGCCGTTCTTTGCCGCTCCGGTCTCGCCGAGAGAGCGATACAGTCCCCACGTTGTAGCGAACACTCCCTTGTCAGTGCCGTTTGCATACTTGCGGTATGCGCTTATCATCTCGTTTGCTTCTGCGTCGGTCATACCCTTTACGGCATTGACAAACAGCGTTTTGTCCTTTGATGTAAGACCGAATTCGCCGCTGTCAACCTCTGTGCCGTCTTCAAGTATGTACTTTGTTTTGCCGCCCTCTCGCTTAATGCCGTATATGCTGCTTGCGTTGTAGGCTTTTCCTTCGGATGACTCCTTGGTTTCGACAATATCATTGATCATATTGCGCACCTCGGAAGTCTCTGTGCGCTTCTGTACGGCTTCAAGAGCCTCAAAAACTTTTTCGACGTTTTCCTCTGTAAGAACGCCGTTTGCGGAAAGAGCGGAAATGGCGCTGACATCGGCGGTGCCGGTTGCGATTTCGGCAACCATCTCCGCAAGGCTTTCATTGTTGTTCACAATAGGCATTGCCGTTTCCTTTGCCGCTTTCAGCTCGGCTTCGACAACATTCTGTGCAAGCTTGCCCATGTTTCTGTTCCGAACCGCGTTTCTGACCTTGGAAACAAGCTTTCCTACGCCGCGGCCTTCGGGCACTTCCTCTGAGGCTTTGGATATGTCAAAACCTCGCTTTTCAGCGATTTCAAGCACATTTTTCCCCGCATCCGTTCCCGCAATGGACTTTCCGATATCGGTCTGATTTTTTATGTCTGCAACACTGTTGCGGGCTGCGGAGACTCCCCCTCCGATAACAGCAGCAGTACCGCCCATAATACCGCCCACAAAGCCACCCCAAGCCTGCTCTGCGGCAGAAGCGAGCACATCAAGAAAAGCTTTCTTTTTGGCTTCCTCTCTGCTGAGTCCTTCCGCCTCATAGGTGAGTATTGCGTTCGAGAACTTTGAGTGATCTTGATTTATGACAGCATCAGAGAAGCGGTTCATGATTTCGGTAACTACTTCTTCGCTGCCCTCAACCGCGCCCTGTCCCAGCATTTTCAGCAGATTTTTATCTTTTACAAAAGACTTCATGAACGACTTGAAGCTTGTAACGTCAAAGCTGCTTTCGAGAAATTTGTCAACGAGCGAACCTATTGATATTTTCTCGCCGAGATATTCGGCAACACCGGAGGCAAAACCGTATGCCAGCGCCTCGTTCGTAGTCGAACCGTTTTGAACAGCCTCCTGCAGACCGCTTGAAGCAGCCTGCCCGGAGAGAATAACGCTTGCGACAACCTGACCTGCCGCGGGACCGAATGCATAGCACGATCCTACAACGGTAGCCAGCGAGTTGATTCCGGATGAAACCCCGCTGTATGTGCTTGTCCAGAATTTTCTTGCCCTTTCGGAAACACCTGCTTCCTGCATTGCTTTGTCGTATATTTCCGTCTGGGCTCCGATGATTTCGCCGGATATGTTTGTGGCATAATCATCATAGGTGTTAATCGGGCGAAAACTATCGCTGTTGTAGTCGCTGTGCCCTATAGAATCCATAAGGTTGAAAATATAATCGGTGCCGGAGACAAGAGCGAACGGCACGGCTGAAATAGCCGAAGCAATTCCGCCGAGAGCCTTACCGACAACGGGAACGCTGTTCACTCCCTCAACTGCCGTCTGAACTGTTTCCTGAACTTTTGCCGCTCTTTCCTTGTCCCGCTGCAGCTTTGCGTAGTCTTTAACAGCGTCATAAGTCGCCCCGGACTCGCTTTTAAAATTTTCTTTCAGCTTGTTCAACGCATCGCTGTTCTTAATTTCACTGTTTATCCGGTTCTTGGTTTCAATGCTGTATATTCCGTCTTCTTTGGCATAGTTTGTTCCGTACTTTTCGTCATATTCTTTGACAATATCAAGGTACGGCTTTTTCTTTTCGGCACTTACAGTGCTGTTTTCCGAAAGCCACTGCATTGCATCCGTGACTTTTTCAATAAAATTGATTTCATCGTATGCTGCTGCGGCTGCACTGTTGTATCCTCCGTATCCCTTATCAGTCGCCGCTTTGTATGCGTTGCCGACCTTGCGCTCATAGTACAGATTTTCCCATGACATGGCGCCGGAGTTGCCGTTGTCGTCTGTGTAGTAATACGCTACATCGCGTCCGGCATAATCATTGTCTATCATATTACGCAGCTTTTCCATACGCTGCTGGTTATTTGCGTATTCTTCCGCGTAATCTCCGTAAGGATTGAATGAAGACACATTCCCATCGGCTTCGGCGAGTTTGATTAACTCCTCATTCCTCTTTGTGAGTCTGTCGATCTCTCCCAAAGCGATTTTCTGTTTGTATGACGGATTGCC